TAGGCTGCGGACTCATGCTGCCGTCACTGGAGAAGTGATCACGCGCCTTAACTTCGCGCCAGTCGTCAGGGAACCTTGCTGCCATCGAGCGTGACCATACAGACGAGTTAAACTTGTCCGAAGTCATACCCTCGCGGCCCTTTTTCTCCCACCAAACTTGGCTTGCCAGTTCTGCCCGCGTTAAGGCTGTCAAAAATTCAGGATGAGCATCGCGCCAATTTTTTAGAGTGTTGCGACAAACGCCACATTCATAAGCCATTTCAGCTATCGAAGCGCCGATGTTGCCTAGTTCTATCACCTTGTCGCAAAACGCGGGATCGTAATCGGTCGGACGGCCAGCAGTCATACCGTTATCCCTTGTCCGTAGTTTCCACCCGTCGCAGTTAGGCTTTGGCCGCGCGTTCCGCTTGTTGCGGTTCGTTGTTGCGACCAGTTGCCGCTCGTTGCGCTTTGCTGTTCATGCCAATCACCGCTTATGGTCGTCTGTGTCTGTGACCAGTCACCCGCCACGATTACGTTCGTTAGTGCGATGGCATAAAACGCTGATGTGTTAAACGCAGTCGCCTCAAATGCGCCCATTATTCCCAACCATAGATAGGTTGCCAGACAAAGCTTATCGTTTGCGATGCTGTTGCAGTGCCGACCAGGAACTTGCCGACCAACTGAACGAACTCACCGGGATTGACGAACACCGGCGCATCGCCAAAGTCAATCTCAATAGGGCCGGATTGCGGGGCTTGACCGATTGCTGAAGCTACCGGCCATGTTGCGTAGCCTAGCGGGATTCTGCGCGCCGCCTTTGTGGTCGCTGCCTCTGCCGTTGCCAGTGATACGGCTGTATGACCAAAGGCAAGGCTGAATTGAATCGTCGTTGCCGTTGTGGCTACTGCTGCGCCTGTGTTTACAGCATCGATGCGGACGCCGCGCACAACAAGTCTGCGTCCCTGCACGTTGGCCGTGCCTGCTGGGACTTGATAGCTGCCCCATATGCCGTCTGTTGCCGCTGCTGCGGCTGCGGTGACGGCACCCTGCCCGCCCAGACCAGCGGGAAGGTTGGCCGTTAGTGCAGTGTTTGATGGGGCTGCTGCGGTTGGGTTGGTGCTGTTCGGATAAGTGGCAAGGCCACCCATTGTGCCGCCCGACAAGCCCTGATAGGAACCATAGATACGCTGGCCTAGGATTGAAGCCGTCTGCGCAATGTTCGGTCCGCCAATGCTTACCGTGTAATCGTTTAGGACGAATGACAATGCCGACCCTGCTGCGCCACCTGTGATTGCATGGCGAACACCGAAGGGAAGCGATGAAGACATACAGGGCTGGCCTTGGCCGACCGGCGTATCAATCGTGCCATAAAGAACATCATCAATCCAAAATTCGACGTTGCGTTCGTGCATCGCAATGATGAATTGGTATTTGCGGTTATTGACATAGGTGAAGTCAAAAACGCTCGTTGTCGTTTCCGAGCCGTTTGAGTTGGTAACCCCGAACAGGCCAGCAGATGTCAGCCGGAAATATACACCGTCACTTGGCGCAAACGGGTTTGATGTAGCCAGACGCGGCAAGCCAAAATCGACAATGGTGTTTGTTGTCGGGGCAGCGGTGAACGAACCCTCAATTTCACAATAAAGAATCGACGCGCCAAGGATGGGAAATTCAGCGTATGTCTGGAATGACGAACCTGTGGTCGTAGTCGTGATGTTGCCGCTGTTGGTTGTCAGGCCAGCAGCCGTCCAGCTATTCGCCAGCGTGGTGTTGCGATAGATATGCTTGCCGGTGTTCTGCGCGGTGTAGTTGAACGTCTCGCAATCAAAGATGGCTTCATGCGCAATACGAAAACGGCTGTCGTCATCCGTTTCTGGAAATCCAAAATAACGTGCGCCAGTTTTTGAACCGCTGTCGTTTTCCGTTGCCATTGCGACAAGCGGGGTGCTTGCACCTTCAACCGAAGGGAGAGTAACCTTCAATTCATTTGAGGCGTTGACCTCGGCTTTCAGGCCGCTGCTGCCGCCAACAATGGTTGCGTCTAAAGCCATAGCTAACCCCTAATATCCGTAGCGGACATCGAATGTCCCCTGCATTTTATGTTCCGAGCGGGCATAAATCGTCCCGCCCACACCGGGGTCTGGCTGTGCAGATAGTTGCACTAGCATCGCCGCGTATTTGTGATCGTTTGCCGTATGGTCTGTGGTGGTGTCGTTGCTGGCGAAGTATGGGAACAATGCGCTCCCTACCGCTGTGTCAGCGAATGTTACCGAGCCTTCGTTGCTGCCGGGAAATGCTCCGAAGTCGATTGTCGCTGCGCCAAACCCGTTTTTGGTCGCTGCCGTCGCCACCCCTGATAGTTTGGTTTCCTGCGCCGTGGTGAAGCTGGCCGTAGTGTTTGTCAGGACGGTGGCCAATGGCTGGTAACTTCCCGCTGCCTGTTTGGCATCGAGCGCCGCTTGCAATCCCGAAACGTCTGCAACCGTGACCGCCAGTAAGCCCTTGGCCTGTGTCGGTGTCAATTCCTCGACCACGCCCGTCCCGCTTGTAACCCTGCCTAAAATAACGCTGGTGACACACGTTAGTTGATGCTCTGCGTTCCAATGCGATGGCTGGACAAGGGCAGTGTCGGCACTATCAGCGACAGCGGATTGGAATGAGTGTGTTAGACTAACTGCCATAACACTCTCCTGAATTTTACCCGTCGCCACAGTGCCGAACGCTATCATGCAAGTGCTATGTGAGCCTGCGCCGGATGGGGACGGGATAGCCATTGCTGGCTAAACAAAAATGCGCCTAACAGCACTATCGCTGCAGGCGCACTACAAACAAGTTATTTCCGAATACAGAATAGGGCCGTAATGTCAACCGCCAATTGCACTCATCAATCGCCTTGCCGCAAAACGCAATTCCAGCAATGCAAATTCGTAAAAGCGCTTGTCGGCATATGGCTTGCATACTTTCGCGCCATCAATGATTTCGCACTTGATGCGGCCTTCACCCTGCCTGCATACCCATTCGGTGAGAGTTATGTCTTCATAGGCGATGGCTTGAGCAATAGGCCTAAGCTGGCCTAACTCGCGCTCGAGATACCTGACGCGCTGTTGTGCCGACAGGACTGCGGCGGGCAGATAATCGCGTGAGCCACCAGAGATATGCAGGAGCCGCCCTATGCTGTCCTTGAGCGGTGAGCCGTCTGCGATGCACTTTTGCTCGGCATAGTGGCCTAGTGCTTTCCATTCGGCTTCCGTAATGCGCTGGCGATTGTGCAGCGTGTCGATTGTAGGCACGATGCGGGTGGCCATGCCCTCGCGCCGCGTTTCGTGTCCTGATACCCGCTCTGGCGTCGGCAATGCTACATTAAGTGCCTTGGGCTTTGATTTACGTTTTGCCTTAGCCATATCATTTACCCCTAGGAAAATCTGTTGTAGTAGTGCGCCGCATCTTTTCCGCTGCGATAATATCCCTTGCCTCTCCCATTGTCTCGCAGGCGTAGTCTCGTTGCACCTTGGCTATCAGGTCGGGTGAGTGCAATTCGTCATCGGTTAGGATGCGTAGGCTGGGGTGGGTGGGCAGGAGTGCGGATGCCCATGCGCCAGCTTGTCCGCCATCTATCATGGCGTTTCTGCCAGTGCCGTGTCAATCATGGCATATTATCCAATTTGTCCAAAATGCTGGCAAATCCGAAACACAGAACGGAAACAATGAAGGATGCCGCCTGCCCTGCATCGGTGTGGTGCTTGGCGAAAATGAAAAGCGCGAGAAAAACAAATCCCCCAATGCAGAAAATGACTTTCATGCTGGCGGGTCCGGTAGCGGCATCCAGTGGGTTGCGTCATCTTGCCAAAGCCAATCTTCCGACCCTCCAACGCGCCAGCCCGAAGTCTCCCACCTGTCTGCAACAAAACATAAAACAGCAAGCCCCCATCGGGTGGCAGCTAAAAACTCAGCCTTGTCTTCCTTCGGCGCGGTTTCGATTGGTTGCCATGTCATGCGGTCATCTCCCTTAATGCTGTCATCGGGCAATCAGGCGCATGAATGCCATGCCGGTAACAACGCCAAATCCAAAAGTTATCAGGAATAACGCTTCAACGGTCATGTCTCTTGCTCCCATTTGGGATTGACGCGAAAGCCCATCGCCTTGTGCACATAGGTTAGAAAATCTCGCAAACCCCATTTTCCATCCCTGTCAGCAAATACCCGTTCAATCGGATACATCTGACAAAGAGCAAAATACCGGCGCTCCCACATTTCATGCTCATTGGATGCGGCTGCAATTTCGAGCATGATTGGCCGTGATGTCTCTATCCCCTGCCATCTGTCAGCCAGCCGCTCCATTGCAAGCTGCATGACCCGTGTGCAGCCCTCGCTTGTCTCTATGCGTTCGATTGTGCGCTTGCCTACGCCTAGCTGCTCTGCAAGGGCCTTTTGGGATAGGCCGATGCTATTGCGCGCTGCTTTAAATTCTTCGGGGGTCATTTTGTGGACTTTGCAATTTTAGGAAAGAAAGCTTCGCAGTTTGCTTTCTTGCTTGTGTAGCCTTCCCAATGAAGGCGCTTGCAACCCATAACATCGGGGCCGTGCTTTTGGATTTCGTCAGCCCTTGGCTTGAATAAATCGCCATGCGCGCAGAATTCACAGACTAGCATTACCCCGCCTCCGCGAATGATTCCATGCGCTCCAAGCGGTCCATTTCCGCAAGGTCGATGATGGTAAGGCCCATCTGCATAGGGTCATTGCGCAAACCCTTTGCGAAGGCTTGAGCAAGCGCAACGCGGTGAAAAGGGCGGGTAAGGAATATGCTGGCCAGCTTCGCATCAACGGTGCGGATGTAATCGGCTGCGATAATGGCGGATGAAGTGGTGATGGTCATTTTCAGTTCCTTTTCTGTCGGCCCGTTTGCCGTGAACCCCTTATGTCGTCATTGTGGCGATACGTCAACAACAAAATGCACCATCGGCAAATTATTTTCCAAACCGCATATCCACATAACCCTGCGTATCATGCCGCCGTGCGCCTTTGTATTCGCCAGCCTTTGCGCGTCGGCTGAACTCATCGCGGGTTATGTTGCCGATGTATAAATCGGATATGACACGCTCTAGGCCGGTCATTCTGTCGTTGCGGGTGAATAGGTCAGTCATGTTGTCCTAAATAAATCGCAAATAGGTCAGCAACACTGTCTTGTTTTATGTGTTGGACGCTGTAAACAAGTTGGGCGGCAACGTTGGATAAGAACGCGCCGCCCGATTGTTGTGCAGGCATTCTTTAGCCAAATCAATCGGACATTGCAAACGCTAATTGTTTCGATTGCGCGCTTATCCCAAAATATCGAAACTCGCCATGTAAGGGGGATAGTATCCCTGCGGGTCCGACGCCGCACTTGGTTAAAAGGTCAGCGTTGGGATTCGGCCATAGCCTAACGGGTGAGCGAAAGCAGGAGACCGGGCCGAGCGAAGTGCAGATGCTTCGATAAGAAACCTGCTTCCTTTGGTGCCTGCATCATCAAAGGGCCTGTGATGCGGCGGACGGCTCGGAAGCCATGCTGACTGAAACTGGCTTGCTCTGCAACCTATAGGCTCTGTCGGTCTTTTGACCTTCAACCATAGGGATAGCAGAGCTTTGCCTGCTTAACAACGAACTCTCAAAAGCCATATAGGATTTAGTAAGGAATAGAGATGCCATCGATGACTCCAAGGGCGCTATTCAAGCGGACGCTACGCCAAAAGACAAAGCAACTGCTGATTGGCTATTTCAAAGAACGCGGCGTCAAACTTGAAACGCGGGCAGTCAACGGATTGATGGCCCAATTTGAAAGCCTTGTCGGAAGGCAGTTTTTGCCAATCGGCACTTCGCGCATGAATCAGATTATCGATGTAATCGAAAAAGGCGGATTTATTCCAAAGCAGGAACCTGCGCCTCAGCCATCAAAAAAGCAACAGCGCCGCAAAGCATGGGCGGGCTTCTATTACACCCGCGAATGGCGCGAACTCCGCTATCAGGTTTTGAAGGAAAGCAGCGGTTGCTGTGGTTTATGTGGCGCGCTACCAAGAAAGGGCCATCCCTTACACGTCGATCATATTTTGCCGCGCTCCAAATTCCCGAAGCTGTCGCTCGAAAAGACAAATCTGCAAGTTTTATGCGAAGATTGCAACCTTGGCAAAAGCAACAAAGACGAAACCGACTGGCGGTATCGGATATTAGCCGACTGATTTAAACTGCACAACATTAGACAGCGCCGCAATCTTTTTGCGCGCCACGCTTTCCTCATATGACTGCCCTAGCATCATAGCTGTCTGCAATTCGCGCTCGGCAATTTCCAGCGGTGTCAGCTTTGACGGCTCGACCTTGGCAGTCCCTACCCTATCCGAACGGCGGCACCAGTTGCGCCACGTCGCCAGCCAGTCGCTTTTAACGCCCTTGGCACCAGAACAGGCCGCCCAATAATCAACGAACGCTAGAGCCTCTTGGCGGGCGTCTGCAAGCTTCCAGCCGCGTTCACCGATTGCCCAATTTATCCAGTCGTCCGGAACGGTAAAATCTGCACCTAGCCGCGTTCCTGTAACCGTCTCGCGCTTGGCGGGGGATGGCATGGCGTTATGTGCTTTCAATGCCGCGATTATCGCTTCTACGTGGCGGCGTTCCAGCCCTGCAAACTCTGCAAAGGCGTCTATGTGGAAACTACCTTTTAGGTGCTGCATTGCTGACCATACATGGAAGCAATGGCAAGTCTTGACGCCTGCCTGCTTGGCGATGATAGGGAGGCGAACGTCTGTCGGTGTCATATTAGGCCAGCCGATGCACCCGGAATGCCTACATGGCCTCCACGGCTGCGCACCCAATGCAAAACAGTGGAATGGTCACGCCCGACGATCCGGCCAATGTGAGACCATGAATAGTCCTTGGCGCGAAAGTGCAGGGCAACATCGCGGCGGGCATCTGCTACCCTCTCGCTGCGCTTGCCGTGATGATTTAGAATATCCCACCGAGTTAGGCCGTGCCGTAATGCTATCAGGCCGATGTCGGATAAGTGGCGTTCGCGGGGCGTCATGAAAAGCGCTCCACTTCCCAGCCGCCACCCTTAGCTTTAGGCAGGCGCTTGATTGCAATAAACGATAGCGGGTATAGGTCGGCAGCAACCTTGATTTTCACCCGCGCGTCATCGGTCCAGAAGCCCTTTACTTCATGCGCTTCCATAAAGCCATTGCGGTCCAGAACGATAAAATCAGGCGTGTAAAATGTCCCGTCAGCTAGACGAAACTTCATGCCCTCGAATTTATACCATAGCACCGCGCCTTCATGCTTGCGGGCTTCTAGGTGTAAGGCATAGGCTTGTTCGGTGCCGTTCATGACACCTTGCTTTAGACGGCCAAGGGCGCGCATAGACGCCATTGCTTTTGCGTTGTCGCGCTTCATGCCTTCAACGCCTCCAGCATTGCCCTGCATGACGCAACATTCGCGCCCATAACGCCGCCGTGCTTTATGCCATATTCAAGGCAAGCCTTAGCAAGCGGGTCGATGCCGCCTCTAGTTGTTCTTAGGGGCTGGTGCATCGCAATCGGATCGTCTGCGCATTTAGACCGATGGCGCG